TCATTTAGGTAAGTGGAAGGAGCTAGGTGGTCAGTTAGCATCTTATTCTTATTTGCACATTAGTTCTTTAGAGGAAGATATGGTTCAGAAGGTACGTGAGGACATGGAGTCAGGTGAGATCAAGCCTACGTTTAAGGACATTAAGGATATCAGTATAGCTAAGGCTAACTCAGCTAGGGAGGCTTTGTTGGCTAGGGGTGAAGCTACGAGTATTAATCGAGAGGAAAAGGTTTACACTGATGAGGACTACAGGGAGCTAATGGAGAGGGCTAGAAAACAAATGGCTAATGAGGCTATACCTGTAGATGTTTGTGAAAAACAATAAGATAAGGGAATAGTATTGCAAATTTCATGAAATAATCTATGACACCCAATCGAACTTCATGCAGCAATGATATACAAGCGGACTTAATAAAGAATGAACGGTAAAGGCGATAGAAACAGGACTGCTAACTGGGATAAGTTTTACGATGGGTACAATAGGATATTCCGTCCTAAGGAACCTTTTTACACGGACATCAAGGAGTACGAAAGTAGATTCAGAGGGGGAAACATAGATTCGACGAAAGCAGGAATGCCTTCGGACGTGGGTGCGAATCCCACTTCCTCCACCATTGAAAAGAAACCTTTTAAGAGTGATCCCATTAAGCACGATATAACTCGAATTATTTAATGAATAATAACCCTGATTTAGTTCATAAGTGCTTAGATACCATTACTCCAAGTTGGAAATGTGTTTTAGTTGCTACTGTTACAGAAGATGGCTTTGAGTACGACATTTTCAATAAGATAGACGAAGAACACTTCCAGGAGAACCTAGCTGTCTTACTGGCCTTAGTTTCCAAGAAGTCCTTGCAGGAGCTAGAAAAAATAAATTGGACAAATAATTAATTTTACTGAACATCCTTTTTTAATTTCTCCTACAGCAGAGGAAATTGTCTGGCTGTACGAGAATGACCTTAATCTTCTTAAGGAGCTACACAAGGCTCATGAGAGCAGGATTAAGGCATCTGAGGACGATCCTATTCGTCATGGGTTTAACCTTCCTGGATGGGAGCGAATAAAGGAAGGGTTGAAGGATTATAACGAGTGCTTGGTTCTTGGTGGTAACAGATCAGGAAAAACTACTGGGTTTGCAAAGATCGTAATGGAAGCAGTGACTGAAAGCAATGACGGTCACTTAGTATGCTTTTCCCAGAATGAAGATACTTCCATTAAGGTGCAGCAAGCAGCTATATGGGAAATGATGCCTAAGGAGTTCAAGAAAAAGACTAAGAGCATCGAGGGGTACATTAATTACAGTATGCAGAACGGGTTTACGGCTAAAAGCTTTATCTTTCCTGACACCCGTACTCGTGTAGACTTTAAGACGTACACCCAGTACAGCAACAACCAGACTATCTTAGAGGGCTTTGAGTTCGGTTTCCCTAATCCTAAGGGGTTAAATGTAGGTGCTTGGCTAGACGAGTACCTTGGTGATGCTTCATTAGTAAATACCCTTAGGTTCCGACTAGCTACTAGGGACGCTAAGATGGGCATAGGATTCACTCCGATTGATGGCTATACTCCCTTTGTGGCAGAGTACTTAAAGGACGTAGAAACGTTACAGACACGTCATGGTGTGTTGATAGATAAGGAAGTACCTATTAAGCAGTACAGCCCATCTAGGGATGCCTCAGTGGTGTACCTGCACTCAGATGAGAACCCCTTTGGTGGTTACGAGCGTATAGCTAAAGACCTTAGAGGCAGACCAGAAGAAGAGATACTGGTCCGTGCTTACGGTATACCCGTTAAAAGCATGACTTCTTTGCTGCCCTTGTTTAATACTGAAGTGAACGTATTAAGCGAGAAGCCCAATAAGTACGGCATGTCCTTTCCTGACATATCTGACCAGCACAGGTACACTTGTTATCAGGTAGTTGATCCAGCGGGTGCTAGGAATTATGTAGCGATATGGGCAGGAGTAAACGAAAAGGGAGACGTGTACATTCGTAAAGAGTGGCCTGATAGGGACTACTACGGAGAATGGGCTGTTTTCGGTGATCCTAAGTGGCGTTATGGGCCAGCATCAAAGAAGATAGGTTATAACGTACAGGGGTACGTTGATTTATTTGAAGAGATAGAGGATGATATTGGCATAGAAGTCTTTGAGCGTATAGGTGATAGTCGGTACTTCGCTAAAGAAAACTCCGACAACGATGATCTGTTTACTGAGTTCGATGATTGTGGCATGACTTTTATTCCATCAGATGGGAGAATGGAAGAGATAGGCATTAGTGCTATAGACGAATGGTTCAGTTACAATCCCAACGTACCAATAGATTCAGCCAATCGCCCTAGATGCTACATCCACGAGGACTGCGGCAACCTCATAGACTCCTTAATTAATTATAACGCTTCAGGCAAGGCTGATGAGCCACTAAAGGACTTCTTCGATATTATTCGTTATTTGAGAATGGCGAATGGAGGCGATGGCCCTGACCACGTTCTTGCTAGAAACATGATGACAACCCGAATAGGATCAGGATATTAGATATGGCTAAAGTAAAACTAACCAAAATTGCAGATAGGTTTGAATCAAGCTTTGATTCGTTTCTTAATCTAGCTAAACGAAAGCTGTCTACTGAAATGCTTACAGGCAAGGGTAGAAACACTTGGGTGAACGAAGAAGGTCAGAAGATTCTAGTTGACTGTATGTACATTGAAGAGATTGTTCCCAAGCATTTCAAAGGAAAGGTACTGGCAGATGCTCCTAATCCAAGCTATGTGTTTGCTTACATAAACGAGATTAAGATGAAAGTACCTGTAATTATCCCTAGAAGATACAAGGGCAAGATGAAGGGGAAGACAATAACTATTGAAATGATAGAAGATGTTAGAGGACGAAGCTACAGATACGTTGCATAACCTAGTTGTAGATAAGGCATTTATAGATGAGCAAGTGGATAGACTGCTTGCTTGGGAAATATTTGTTAGGACCATTAAGGGCGAAGACCAGCAAGATATACCACCATCAGAATTGTGTGATAGAATAGGTGTTCATAAGTGGTACGTAAACCACCTTCTAGAAGATATTAAAGGCAGATTTTATGCAGAGTGATTCAGTTTCAGAGTCACTAACCTACGTTAGTGCGGAGCCAGACATCAAGTCCCTTCGGTACGCCTACGACCAATCGGTGGTTGAGCTTGAGGCGTACTTTGATTTGTGCAGAGAGAGTTATGACGAGCGTCGTAATTGGTGGCCTGGGAAGAGCAGAGACCTTCGTAAGCACGGTGCTGATGCTTTCCCCTGGGAGGGTGCATCTGACATGGAGAGTCATGTTATTGACGAGCGAATTACTAGGCTTGTATCCCTGTTTATGGCTTCTTTGTCTAGGGCTAACATTAGGGCTTTCCCAGTAGAGGTTCAGGATGTAGGTAGAGCTAAAGTAGTCTCTAACTTTCTTAAGTGGATGATTTCCTCTGGGTACATTTCTCGTTTTAATCGAGAGATGGAACTAGGGGCTAATTACTTGCTAGAGCGTGGATTGCTTATCAGCTACGTAGGATGGCACTCAGAGGACAGGAAGTTCCTTCAGCGGCTAGACCTTAACCAGATAGCCCAAGTAAGCCCTGAGTTAGCTGAGATGATTCTTTCTGGTCAAAATGAAGACCAGATGGTATCTATGTTGCAACGTACGTTTGATGGCGTTACAGTAAAGCGAGCAAAGAACGCACTGGCTGAACTAGCGGATGTTGGGTCTGCTGAATTGCCAATTGTACGCCGTCAGATAAATGCACCAGAGGTAAAGACACTAGCCCCTGACGGGGACTTTATCTTCCCTCCGTATGTTACAGATCCACAACGAGCGCCCTACTGTTTTTGGAAAACGTACTACACTGCTCAGGAGCTAGAGAATAAAATATCTACAGACGGATGGAACGAGGACTTCGTTGATCTAGTTATAGAGAGATACCGTGGTGTAAATATAGACTCTATAGAGCGTGAACAGGAAGGTCGGCGGTCACTAAGCCTTACCGATAATGCTTACGAAGCTGAAGAGCTAATAGAAATAGTTTATGGATTTCAACGTTTAGTTGATAAGGAGGACGGCTCTGAAGGGATATACTGCACAGTATTCCA